AAACCGCCGTGCTGAGAGGCACCGGGGGTTCGAATCCCTCTCTCTCCGCTAATAGGCTTTAAAAGGACTTCACAAAGGTTGTCATTTTAGCCTTCAAAAATTAGTTAATCGTTGTAAAATCAAGGTTTTACAACGATTTTTCTTTGTATATACCTCTATCGCCTGACGGCATAACCCTATGTTTTGACAATCATCATTCGGTCAAATTCTGCTACATAAACTGCTACACAAAAATTGCAGTAATAAAAAATGTAGCAATGACGGGATTTTGAATACCAAATTGAAGGCATCAATTCTTTCTTTTTCAGTATGTTATATATTAACTTTGCAGCCGAGTGCTACACAAAAGAATGATGCATTATGAGAACAAATTTCAAGGTATCCTTCTACCTACGCTCAAACTATGAGAACAAAGAAGGAAAGTCGCCTGTAATGCTCCGTGTATTCCTTAACGGAGAGATGGCAAATTTTGGCTCTACGAAAATTTTCGTGGATAAGACAATGTGGAATAATGCCACAAGCCGACTTAAAGGTCGGACGGCAGAAGGTTTGTCCGTCAATGCCGCATTGGACTCTATTTCCACTACACTGAATGGAATTTACCGCAAGTTTGAGGATGACGAGTCCCTGTCATTGGAGAAAATCCGTTCTTTCTTTGTAGGAAAAGACAGGGAGTACACGACTTTTCTCCCGGTATTTGACAAGTTCAACGAAGACATCAAGCAGCGTGTCGGACACACCATCAGCAAAGACAGTCTGCAAAAGTACAGTGTTTTGAGAAGACATTTCTCAGAGTTCCTTATCCATAAATATGGAAGAAAGGATATTGGACTTACAGAGTTTACGCCATCCGTGGTACAAGACTTTGAGTTATATCTGAGTACTGTGGCAGGCTGCGCTTACAATACATCGGTCAAGAAAATGAAGACTCTCAAAACCGTAACCATATATGCACAAAAGCGTGGCTATCTCCTTCACGACCCCTTCCTCAATCATCGTTTCCACTTGGAGCCTGTCAATCGCGGCTTTCTCACGGACGAGGAAATCATGAAGATAGCCAACAAGGATTTCGGCATCCAGCGTTTGGAACTGATAAGGGACGTTTTCATCTTCTCCTGCTTTACAGGGCTGGCATACATCGACGTGTCCAATCTTACACCTGACAACATCGTCACGCTCGATGACAAACAGTGGATTATGACCAAAAGGCAGAAAACAAGCGTGGAAACAAATGTGTTGCTTCTCGATATTCCCAAGAGTATCATCGCCAAGTACAGTCATAAGACCTATCGGGACGGCAAACTGTTTCCCATCTTAACGAATCAGAAAACCAACGCATATTTGAAAGAAATTGCCGACCTTTGCGGTGTCAAGAAGAACCTGACCTTCCATCTTGCAAGGCATACATTTGCCACTATGTCGCTAAGTATTCTTCAAAGGCTGAATGCTCTCTGTCAGTGAGTGCGGTCATATCTTCCCGCATCTTGTGGTTGGTTATCTTTCCGTAGATTTGTGTCGTGCCGATATTGCTGTGCCCGAGCATCTTGCTGAGCGTCTCCATCGAAATACCATTGGAAAGACAAATCGTGGTCGAGAATGTGTGGCGAGCCATGTGAAAGGTCAAGCCTTTCTCTATCCGGCATATCTGCCCAATGTTCACACACGCAAAGGATGCTTTTCTTATTGTGAGATTAGGGAATATCAAGTCGTCCGCTTTCTTGTCCTTGATATAGAGCGAAAGGATTTGTTTGGCAATGGGCAGGAGCGGAATAATCGCCTCTACATCCGTTTTCTGCCTTTTGATGCGTATTTCCTCCGTGCCGCCAGCATTATGGATAATATGCTTCGGTTTGAGCCGTTGCATATCCACACGAGCCAAACCAGTGAAGGCACAGAAAAGGAATAGTTGTCTTGCTCGCTCGAATTGTCTGTCAATGATGGGTGTTTGCAATACTCGTTGTAGTTCCTCCGTAGTGAGATAACGCCTTGTGCGGTGTGGTAGTTCTGCTTTGTAGTCTGCAAACGGATCGATGCGGATGTATTTCTTCTGCTGACCGATGCCGATGAGTTTTCGCAGGAAAATGACCGCTATCTGAATAGTGGCAAGGGAAAGGTTGCGCTCTGATTTGAGATAGAAGTCCATCCCCTCGATAAAGCCGTAGTCCAACAGAGAGTAGCGAATATCCTCCAGCCCTAAGCGTTCACGCAGATAAGCCTCTATGAGTTGTGTGGCATAGATGTAGTTGGCAAAGATCGGCTTGGCAACCGTTATTCCCACACAATGACGCTTTTCCTCAATAAATAGTCGAGTTTCCTCCAAAAGAAAACCTTTGAGCTTGTCTTCTTCCATGAGTTCACGTTTCAGCAACTCGGCGGTGATATAGCCACGTTGTCAAACTAATTCTTGGTATTTGCCTTTGGCTTGTTCCTCTTTGATTTGCAAATAGCAGTTGATTTCCTTTGTTTCTTCGCCTGTTCCTTTGCACCGTCCCTTATGACTGTCCCAAAGTTCGGGAGCGGTTTCCTTTCCCGTGCTATACTGTACTTGTTCTCCGTCTATGGTGATGCGTCCCATAATCGGGCATTTGCCGTTCTTTTTCTCTTTAGAGCGATTGATATAAAAGAGTGTCTTGAATGTACTACGTGCCATGATGTCAAAGTTTTAAAGTGAATGCATCTTGTATTCGCTGCTGCACTATCTGCATATCCCGATGTATTCTCTCGGAGGAAACCGCTGCATATATCTGTGTTGTTCTCAGGTTGGTGTGTCCGAGCATACGGCTCACCGTTTCTATAGGTACACCTGCCGAAAGCGTGATGAGCGATGCAAAGGTGTGTCTTGCCATGTGGAAGGTCAGCGGAGTTTCCATACCGATGTTTCTCTGTATAAAGTGCATACCATTGAGGATGATGTCGTTAGTAGGCACATCAAAGACAAAACCTGCACGTTTTCCCCTGTACCGCTCCATTATCGCCCAAGCAGGAGGAAGTACTTGTACACGATACGGGGTCTTGGTCTTCATTCGTCTGCCCTTGATGCAGAGTTCGCCCTCTTCCAAGACGATATTTTCCTCCCGAAGATTACGGACATCGGAGATAGCTAGCCCTGAAAAGCAGGAGAACACGAACAAATCACGAACAACGCGGTAGTTCGTCCATTCAATCTCCAAGTCGATGATGCGCTCAAGTTCTTCCTTCGTGATGCTTCTCGGTTCACCCTTTGGTCGCTCGTAACTGTAGCCCCAAAAAGGATAGAAGTCCAGCACACCTTTCTTCAGTGCCATGCGGACGATGGTCTGCAAGGTGGACAAGGCACTCGATATGCTGCTGTGTTTCAGTCTGCGGTCGATGGTGAGATAGTACTCAAAGCCATCGATAAAGGCTTTATCCAACTGTGAAAGGGGAATATCGCTTACTTTATGCTTTTTCTGCACATACTCACGGAGCAGGGAGAGCTGGTAGGTACGAAGTTTGAACGTCTTTAAGGCTCGGTCGATGCCTATGCGCTCTTTAGTCTGTGTAAGATACTCCTCGAAACTCTCCAAGAGCAGGGCTTGGCAGTGGATTTGCCCCTGATAGGCATCCCTCACATCGGTGGCAGTAAAAGAATTTTCTCTTTCACTGAGTTCGTGAAAGCGTGCGTGGATGAGCGCGGTGCATTCACCGAGTTTCTGATTGACGGACACCGCAATGGCACTCTTGCCGATGAGCCGTTGCTTACGGCTGTCCCAAAGAGCGAGCGGAGTCTTGCACTTGGTGGAGAAGCCCGAATGGGTTCTGCCTACGGAGATGCGCCCGATGACAGGCACAAGTCCTTTCTTGTCGGTTCGTTTCGCCTGAACGAAGAACGATACTTTGAGTTTGTTTTCTTTCATTTTTCTGTCGTTTTTTCTAAATTTCCTTTGCTTGCAAAGGTACAGATGAACAAGTATTCCTGAGCGATGCAGAAAAATGAAAGATGAAGAATAAAAACCTAAGACACAGTTGTTTACATTCAATTCGTAACCCCTATTTGCTTTTTCCTTGATGGGTTACGATTTGGTAACGGAACTCCTGCCGTTTGATGCTCGTTTTTGCTTACCCTCAAAATAGTAAGAAAATGCTAAATGATACTATTTCAAATAGTTACATTCCTTTCTTTTCCCTCTGTTTCCCTTGATTCTTAACAACTGATTATGCCCGCAAGATGAGCCTTGACCTACGCATGATAGATGAAAATGGATACTCAGATCATATCGACAACAAGGCAAGCCATTGTGCCAAGATGCTCAATGACTATTACCAAAAGTACGATGCACAGAAAGGAACGCAGTTCGTATTTTCGGACTTGGGAACTTACAAGCCTGGCGGAGAGTTCAACATCTATTCGGAAATCAAGCGAAAGCTGGTGGAAGACTACCATATCCCGTCCTATGAGATACGCTTCATTCAGGAATGTAAAAACGAGAAGGCTAAGAAGGCAATGGTAGATGCCATGAACCGTGGGGACATTCGCATTATCTTCGGTTCTACATCCATGTTGGGCACAGGTGTGAACGCACAGCAGCGGGCAGTAGCGGTCCATCAACTTGACACGCCGTGGCGGCCATCGGATCTGGAACAGCGTAACGGGCGTGCCATCCGTAAAGGAAATCTTGTTGCCAAGGAGTTTGCCGACAACAAGGTCGATGTGATTATCTATGCCGTAGAGCGGTCGCTGGACAGTTACAAGTTCAACCTGCTACATAACAAGCAGCTCTTCATCAATCAGCTAAAGACAAACACGCTTGGCAGTCGTACCATTGACGAGGGCTCGATGGACGAGGACAGCGGCATGAACTTCTCCGAATACGTAGCGGTGCTTTCGGGCAACACTGACCTTTTGGAGAAAGCAAGGCTGGACAAGAAGATTACCACCTTGGAATCCGAGCGCAAGAATTTCCTCCGTGAGCGTGATGCCGCAACGGGCAAGCTGGCAGAGATTGACAGTTCCGTGTCCTTTCATACGGACAAAATCAAGGAGGCACAGTCTGACTTGGCTCTCTTTGAGAAGCGTGTGAAACGTGATGAAGAAGGTGTGCCCATCAATAAGCTGACTATCAAAGGTGTGGAAGACAGTACAGACATCAAGGTCATAGCTGCACGTTTACAAGAAATAGACGAGAAGGCACGAACCAAGGGCGAGTACAACAAAATCGGTGATATTTATGGTTTCTCTATCATGGTCAAGACAGAGAGCACTTCCAAGGACTTGTTCGACTGCTCGGTGAACCGCTTCTTTGTGAAAGGGCAGGAGTCTATCTACTACACTTACAATAATGGAAAGTTGGCAACAGACCCGAAACTCGCATGTCAGAACTTCGTTAATGCCTTGGAGCGTATTCCAAAGGTGATAGAATCGCACGAGAAGGAAATGGAGAAAGTAACAGCCAATAAGGATGTTTACATTACTATTGCAAACAGCTCGTGGAAAAAAGAGGACGAGCTTCGCTCACTTAAAAGTGAAGCTGCGGAGCTGGACAGAAAAATAGCCTTAACACTTTCACCTCCGGAAGAGGAACAAGATGCAAAGGATGAAATGAAACAAGGAGAGGGTCTGTCCGGCAACAATCATTCTGTCGGGAAAGGGAATGATAACCTTTCTGTTCAGGATGCAGAAGAGGAGAAACATTCGCAGAGTTTCAAACCGAAATGGCGACATTATCCTTAATGTTATTCCTTAGTTCTCTCTATTAGATTTTGGCAAATAACGCTTGTTATTGCCAAAATCTAATAGATTACTTGTGTTGTTTACTATTTGCTTATCCTAAACCTTTCTTGAAGTTCGGATAGTGCATCTAACAGTTCTTCAAATGAAGGCTTTTTGCCATAAATCATTGATTCCATCATTGCCTGATAGTCTGATTTCCATTCTTCAAGAAGATCTTTCCGGGGGACAATCCTGAGACGTTTGCGTACATCAGGAGTATAATCCACATCTTTCACTGAAGTATAAATTTCTCTATGATGACGAATAGATTCCCATAATGCATCATCTGCAATGGCTTTCTTTGCAAAATCTTTATTCATCATGACGTAAAGGTCATAAAGATGTCGGCTCTTGCGCTCTGCTATCATTCCGTGTCCGGGAATGGAGAAGAGTTCGTGAAGCAAAAACGCCTTTTCAAGGAATGTCTTTGCGGGAATAGCAGTATGAACGGCACTGTCAGCCAATGGTGTAATCGGAAGATGCTCTCCAATAATACTTTTAATTTGTATTGATTCTGTCGGTTCAAGCAATGAACGTGCACTCACTTCCAATACAATATCAGGGCGGAGATATGTAAGCTCCTTGTCAAAAACTGATTTATAGTGAAGATAAATCTGACGTGGTTCGGGATAGGTGGCGTCACCTTCGCCATTGGGTTGGGCATTAACTGTGATAAACAACTGCAAGCCTTGTCTTTTTAGTTCTTCACAAATCATAGGGGTTAGTTCCTCTAAAACAAAAAGCGATGATGCCTTGCGCAATTTCTTGATTTGTTTTTTTGTGAGATCTCCTTCAGGAGCACCAAGAAAAACAGGATTGACAGCAACATCTATATCTTCCGAGAATCGCTCTATAAGTTTCCAACCTTTGCTCAGACTTGTGCCGCCTTTGAAAACAAGATGCTCTGCTATAGGAAGTGAAAAGATAGTTTGCAAGATTGCAGTTACCCAAAAATCTTTCTCAATCACTTGTGCGGGTAACCCGACTTTATCTGCAATTGATTCATAGACGCTTTTCCGTTGTGAATCGGATAATCCAAGAAACCTATTCATATAGACCAACTATAAATTCCCTTACCTTTGAAGGCATCAGTTTGAGGTCGGCAACTTGAAGGTGAGGATTTTCGTTTAACTTCATTTTAATGGTAGCAACCTGCTCATCAGTCAGGTTCTCTACTTTCCAGTCTTTAAGGGCTGTTGTTAAGAGAAGGGCCAACCGGCTACGGATGGAGAAATATCTGGGAGAGGCGCGCTTGAATTTTATGTTTTTCCCTTCGCCAAGATTTATAGTACGTGAGACGCCATCGGTTAAGTAAGCTATGTTCATCGGTATCTGTTGAGTCAGTCCTAACTGGTATTGGGCATAAAGCCCCGTTGGGACAATTCTTGCGCCATCCCTTTTTGCCATTGCTTTGGCAATATCCTCAAGCGATGGAGGAACCATACCCAGGCCATATACTTTTTCCATTTTGGGGTAGCAATAAATGCCACGTGCAACCCTAAGCATCTGTCCTTTTTCTACGAGACGTTCCAAAGCCTTATTAACGGCATCTCGATTGCCATACGAAATAAAATCCCCCACAAAAAATACAGAACCGCGTCCGCACTTCTTTGATTTTATAAGTATTTTACTTTCAATGCTTTTTGTCATAATTATAATTGTATTTTGTCGCGAAATAATGCATTATTCACGACAACAAAGGTACATATAAAATCTCATAATCAGCACAAAAAACAGAGAAAAGTACGAGCTTAACGAGCTATGCCAGTATTAATGTACGTATTATCAATTTTGTAACCGTTATTTTGTAATGTAACTGCTTGCATTTACACAACAAAACAACAATAAAAACCAACAAATACGCATCACCAACTATCTCGCCTTCTCAGCATCTCGTCAATCTCTTCCCTGAGAAAAAGTAATCGTCCATTGGCTTTGAGATAAGGGATTTTTCCTGCCCAAACCCAGTTGTAAACGGTCTTTTGCTCCACTTTGAGAATCTTGGATACATCAATGATATCCAAGTATTCGGGTTTCAAGGGAGGATGGACTGTTGTATCAACAGATTGCTCTTGCAGGATCAGCAGGCGGTCGAGTTTGTCCTCGACACGCATCAGTTTATCAAACAATCGTTTCTGCCATGTATCTTCTGTATGATGTTCTAAGTACGACATAGTTCTCCTTTTTGATAGTTACCATTGGTATCTTGTGCCAAGATACGTTGTTCTTTCATATAGGCGATGTACTTCTTTGCGGTTCTGTCCTTGATTTCCATTTCGCGCATCAGAACCTCACAAAGTTCTTGGTAAGTGAGCTTGAAAGAATTTCGGAAGGCTTCTTTGACAACAGCAATGAGTTCATCAGTCTTGCGCTTTTCCTTGTCCTCTTTAGACTTCTCGCCACGATAGACGTGCATGTCCTCAGCCTTATCCCAGCCGAAAAGCATCATCGGTACGTCCAACGGACTTCCATCACGGACTTTCAATGCCTTTACGACCGAGTATTCGGGATTATCGTCTTTCTCAATGGAGAGTATCCCTGCTGCCTTTCGTTGAAGTTCCGAGCCGATATGCCCACGGAGTTTGATTCCATTCGGTACGAAGTGTAGCACGCAGATGATACAGGTATTATAAATCCCAGCCAAGCGATAAAGCTCGTCCACAATGGCAATACTTTCCGTTTCATCGTTGGTAGAACGTATCAAGTCGGCTATTCCGTCAATCACCACGAGGTGGATACCTCCATGCCTGTGATGGAACAAATCCATACTCTCGCGGATAAGTTTCAGCCTGTCCTTGCGGGACAGAGAGGCAAGATACAGGGAATGGCAAAACTCCGGTACTGCCGTCAAAGAAGCCCTACGCAGTGTCTTACCCAAGTTCTTGTGCAGCTGTGCCTCGGACTGTTCCGTGTCATAGTGCAGGACTGCCAAGCCTTTGGGATTGGC